CTGATGGCTGACATTGCCAAGATGACGCCAGCAGAAAAGGCCGAGTTGGATGAGTTGCTGACGGCTGGCCTGCCCATCTGGGTGCCGCAAGAAGGCCCGCAGCGCATGGCCTACGAATCCCAGGCCGACATTCTGTTTTATGGTGGCGCTGCAGGAGGTGGCAAGACGGATTTGCTGTTGGGGCTTTGCCTGACCAGCCAAGACCACTCGATCATCTTCCGGCGTGAGTCGGTGCAGCTGATCGGCATTGAAGAGCGCATGAGCAAGATCACCGGCACGCGGGTGGGCTACAACAGCACGACCGGGGTGTGGCGCCTGCCTGGTGGCAAGGTGATGGAGTTGGGGAGTGTGAAGCAGCCCGAGGACTGGATGAAGTTCCAAGGCCGCGCCCATGACCTGAAAGCGTTTGATGAAATCACCCACTTTTTGGAAACCCAGTTCCGCACGCTGATTGGCTGGCTTCGCTCTGATAACCCCGATGTCCGCCAGCGCGTGGTTTGCGCAGGAAACCCGCCCACCTCCAGCGATGGGCAATGGGTCAAGAAGTTTTGGGCGCCCTGGCTGGACCCAATGCACCCCAACAAAGCAAAGCCCGGCGAGCTGCGCTGGTATGTGAGTGATGAAAAGGGCGAGGATATGGCGGTGCCAGGCCCTGAGCGGGTGCAGGTCGGGAATGATTGGGTACTGCCCAAGAGCCGAACCTTCATCCCTTCGAGCGTGGATGACAACATATTTCTGAGCAGCACGGGCTATAAAGCCACCTTGCAGTCCCTGCCTGAGCCCTTGCGCTCGCAGATGCTGCGCGGTGACTTCATGGCCGGTAGCTCTGATCCGGTGTGGCAAGTGATCCCCACCGAGTGGGTGAAAGCAGCCATGGCGCGCTGGAAGCCGCTGGAAGCCAAAGGCCCCATGACCTCGATTGGCCTGGATGTGGCGCGCGGTGGTGTGGACAAGACAACTGCAGCCCCGCGGTATGGCCGCTGGTTTGACAAGCTGGTGACCTGCCCCGGGATCATGACCAATGACGGCCCCAAGGCTGCCGGGTTTGTGGCGCCGCTGGTGCGCAATGGTGCCCCGGTGGTGGTGGATTCAATCGGTATCGGTGCTTCAGCGCTGGATTTCATTCGTGGCCTGCGCATGCGGGTGCATCCTTTTGTGGGGTCTGAGGGTAGCGGTTCATCAGACAGCAATGGCGCCTTGCGTTTTCGCAACAAGCGGGCCGAGAGCTACTGGCGACTGCGCGAGGCCCTGGACCCATCCAACCCGGACCCTATTTCCCTGCCGCTTGACGAAGAGTTGGCCGCTGATCTTTGCGCTGCACGCTACAAGGTGGTGCAGATGGGTGTCTATGCTGGCATCCAGATCAGAAGCAAAGATGAGATTCGTGAAGTGCTTGGCCGCTCGCCTGATAAGGGTGATGCCGTTTCAATGACTTTTGATGATGCCATCCCGCCCGCTGGGTTGGGTGACGACGCAGCCGAGTTCAGGCGCAAACGAGGACTGCAATGATCAATCCCTATCCCCAGTACGATGACAGAGTGGGCGCAACCTCCCGCGACTTCGCAGGCGCTGGCAAATTCAGCTTGTACGCCTTGGAGCGAATGCTTCGAGACTGTGCCGAGCAACCCGAGTGGCGCACCCGTGCCGCGATCTGTGGCGCCTACTATGACGGCAAGCAGCTGACCGAATCGCAGAAATACGCACTGCGGGCCGAAAACCTGGAAGAGCGGGTTATCAACCTGGTGCGCCCGGTCATCAACTCGGTGCTGGGTCAAGAAGCCAAGAGCCGCACTGATGTGAAGGTGGAGGCCGACAACGACGATTACGCGGATGTGGCCGAGGTCGTGAGCGCCAAGCTGAAAGAGGCTGAACGCGAGACACGGGCGCACATGGCGGTGTCGGATTGCTACGCCTCAATGGTCAAAAAGGGCTTGGGCTGGGTTCATGTGAGCCGCAACAGTGACCCATTGGCCTATCCGTACCGCGTGGAGTCGGTGCCGATCGAGGAAGTTTGGTGGGATTGGCGTGGTCAGCGTGGCATGACGCTGCTGGATGGCTGCCGCTGGCTGGTGCGCAAGCGCTTCATTGATTTGGACGAGCTGGAAGCCGGCATGCCTGAGCACCGCGAGGTGTTGCACCGGTCCGTGAATGGCTGGGAGAACTGGCTGGACAGTGGTAATGCCCTATTGGCTGAGCCCGACAGCGTGAGCATGCGCGGAGCCTTCGAGAATGAGCGCCGCTTCAATGTGACGATCAGCAAGCAGGATTGGGTGGATTCAGCCCGCAAGATGATCAAGCTGTACGAGGTCTGGTATCGCGTGCCGGCGACTTGCGTGGTGCTGCACATGGGCCCTGGCAAGATCGTGGCCTATGACGAGAACGACCCCCGCCATATCGAGGCGGTATCGCGTGGGCTGGTCAAGGTCACCAAGGGCATCACCTCTCAAATTCGCCGCGCGCTGTACGCCGGCCCCCACCGCTTGCTGGATGAGGGCACGACCAAGAAGAATTTTCCCTACATCCCCATGTTTGCCTTCAGGGATGACGAGGACAAGAGCCCATACGGCCTGATTGATGGCATGGTGGCCCCGCAGGATGAGTACAACGAGCGCCGGGCTCGCATTCAGTGGATGCTCAAAAGCCGTCAGGTGGCGTTGGACAGTGATGCGTTGGACACCAATTACAACTCGATTGCCGACATTGCTGACGGCATCATGCGCCCGGACCTGGTGGTGATCACCAACCCCAACCGGCAAAACAAGGGCCAGGCGGTGCAGGTCAAGAACGAATTGAGCATGCAGCGCGAGCAGTTCGAGGTGATGGCCGACTCCAAGCAGTTGATTCAGGACACCGCAGGACGCTACGCCAGCCAAATGGGCAGCGCTACCGCTCAATCGGGCATTGCCAACAGCCTGTTGATCCAGCAGGGCGAGCAGTCCATGGGGGAGATGAACGACAACTACACCTACGCGCGCCGCAGTGTGTTCGAGTCGTTGGTGGACGAGATCACCAGCGATTACCGTGACGAGCGCATGCAAGTACCCATTGGGACCGGCAAGACGCGCCGCGTGGTGGTGCTGAACGATTGGGCACCCGATGGCATGCCGGTGAATCAGGTGAAGGACGCCGACATTAAGACTTCACTGGCCGAGACACCCAGCACGCCAGCCTACCGCCAGCAGACGCAGCAGCAGATTGCCCAGATCATTCAAGCCTTGGGCACCAATCCGCAAGCTGTGGCGATCCTGGCACCCGCTTACATGGAGTCCACCAGCTACCACAATCGCCAAGAAGTGGCCGACAGCTTGCGCAAGGCCAGCGGATTGCCCATGCCGGGCGACAAGAACGGCCAGGCCGAAGCCGATGCCATGCAGCAGCAGCAACTGCAGCAGAAGATGCAGCAGGAAGCCGCAGCCGCTCAGGCTATCACCGACGACAAGGTGGCCAGCGCCGAGCGCAACCGGGCCAGCGCACGCCAGGCCAATGCATCAGCCGCATTGATCGAGCAGCGCCTGCAGTCGGGTGTGGCCGCGGATGATGACCAAGCCAAGACGGCCAAGACCATGAGCGAGGTCGAGCTGAATGAGGCGCGTATCAAGCAGATGGCTCAGCAAGAGCAGGACCAGATGATCAATGACGCCATGGCGGAAGCCTTGACTTAACCGAGAAAGCAAGCCATGAGCCTCCAGCCACACCAACAGCGCGTTGTCGATGAAAAGACAGAGCTGGATGACAAGCGAGCCAAGCTGAACGGGTTTTTCGGTTCGGTGATCTTTTCCGGGCTCCCGAAAGATGAGCAATCACGCCTGGGGCACCAGATAGAGGCCATGGACCAATACTCACTCATTCTTTTCGAGCGCATTGCAGCATTCAGCCAGTAACGCACCGGCCACCCAATACCACCCGCCCTAAACCAGCGGGTTTTTTTACGCCCGAAGGCCAGCCAAGTGTTGGCCTTCGTCGTTTCCAGCCGCCGCAATGTGAGCCACGCAGTGCGGTGTGTACCCCAGTGGCAGCCGGCCAGTGCGATTCGTCAACGCCCTGGCTGTGATCAATGACGGCGGCTGAAAAGCCTCGGTGTCCGACCGCAAACGGAAATGAAGGAAACCTCAGTGAACCATCCCGCTACGTTCGATCAATCCGAACACGACATCTTGAGCAATTTGGTGGAGAACGATGAGCCTGTGACGGTCGATGACCAGCCGGGCGAAGCCGCAAACCCACCCGCACCCGCTGAGCCAGCCGCTGCAGCAGAAGCGACAACAAGCGCAGAGCCCGCACCGCCTCAAGGCGATCCCCGTGCCGCCCTGCGTGCATCCCGACGCGCTGAAAAGCGTTTGCGTGATGAGTTGGACCAACTGCGAGGCGAGAACGAAGCCCTCAAGCAAGGCAAAACAGCACCTGACACAAGCACAAGCGTGACAGATGCTGAGTTGGCCGAATTGGAGGCCGATTTCCCCCTGCAGGCCAAGATTGCACGCAAACAGCGTGAGATTGAAGCGCAGTTGAAGCAATCCCAGCCCCAGGTGCAAGCCGAGTTTGAAGCCCCAAGCTACGACCCCGGCATTCAGGATGCCATTGATAGCGTGCCCGATCTGGTGTCTTGGCAGTACGACCCCGCGCAGCAGGAGAAATTCTTTCGCGCAGTGGAGTACGACAAAGCGCTGTCCGTTGACCCGGACTGGCGTGACCGTGACATCACTGAGCGGTTTACCGAAGCGGCCCGCCGCTCCAAGGCTGCACTGAGCCCTTCATCCGCTGCACCCGCAGCAGCAGCACCCGCTGCACAACGAACCAACCCCGCCGCTGTGATTGCTGCCGCCCCGGTCCAAGGGCCCAAAGGCATCAGTGATTTCCGTGGTGGGGCGCCCGCCAATACTCAAACGGTCAATTACCAGGGGATGTCTGACGAACAGATCATGGCCTCCCTGCCAATGGCTTGACCCGCTGAGACAGTTTTAGGAAACGAAAATGTCAACAACTTCCGTCCCCCGCGGTAACGCACTGGCTAACAAGCAGTTCAGTACCGCCCTCTCCGCCATGGCAGTTCGCCAGCCGACTCCCGTGGCTGCCCTGACCGGCCCCATGCCCACCCACGATGCCGCCATGCGCAAGCTAAAGCAGCAGACCACGACTGAAATGCCGATTGTGCGTGTGGATGAACTCAGCAAAGGCCCCGGTGATGTGGTGCAAGTTGACTGCGCTCACGTTGTCAAGCTGCGCGCCGTCATGGGCGACCGCAATGCCGAGGGCATGGGCGCTGCGCTCAAGTATTCGTCCAAGGACGTGGTGCTGGACATGGCAACCCTGCCAGTGTCTGCCGGTGGAAAGATGACCGCACAGCGCACACCTCACAGCATGCGCCTGAATGCACTGGCCCAGCTCAAGCGCGCTATTCCCGCATTCCGGTGGCAGCGTTGTTTGACCCTGTTGGCTGGCTCACGCGGCAAGCAGGACGGCACCGACTGGGTTCTGCCTTTGGCGAGTGACCCAGAGTTTGTCGAGATGATGGTGAATGCCGTCAAAGCCCCGTCTTACAACCGCCATTGGGTGGTGAACGGCACAGGCCTGACGCAAGGCGGCGCGCAACTGGCGTCGATTGCCACGACTGACGGCATGAAGCTGTCGCACCTGGACGAGTTTGCTGCAATCTTTGATGAGATGACAATCAAGATGGCGCCGATTCAAATCCCGGGCGACCCTGCAGCCGGTGATGACCCCATCAAGGGCATTTTGATGGTGGACCCATTGACTTGGGACTCGATCATCACGGACACAACGGCCGGCAACAACATCCGCACGTTCGAGACAAACGCGGTGCAGCGGGCAAAGTATGGCGAATTGAGCCGTCACCCCCTGTTCAGTGGTTCGCCCATCTTGTGGAATGGTGTGCTGGTTCGCAAGATGCAGTACGCCGTCCGCCACGATGCAAGCGACCTGGTGGCTCACGTCACCGCGGGCAATCGCTTGACCGGCGCAGAAACCAATGTGACGGTGGCCGCTGGCCTGAGCACCACGCACCAAGTGTCCCGCTCGGTGTTCCTGAGCGCCCAGGCCTTGGCCATGGTGTCCGGCGCTAACCAGACCTCCGAGGAAACCTACTCGCTGTTGGAAAACAAAACCAACTTCGAGCGCAACCTGGAACTGGCCGGCGAGATCATGGGCACCGAGGACAAGCTGCGTTGGCTCCTGCCAAACCAGGACGGTGATCTGGAAATGACCGACTTCGGTGTGGCGGTGATCGACTCTGTGGTGCGCAAGCGCTCGGTGTAAGTGAATGGCGGGGCCCAGCGCCCCGCCTGACCGGGCGGCGCCCACCCTTTTGTTTAATTTTTAGGAGCCACACATGGCAAATCTTTTCGGCCGCAAGGCAAAAGCCCCCGCTCTCATGCCGGTTGACGGTTGCGCGATCCAGATCAATGACACGATTGCACTCACGGTCAATCCGACTGCAGGCGATGTGATCCTGTTTCGCCTTCCTGCGGGCATTGAGTTGGGCAATCTCAAGATCAAGTGCAGCGACATTGACACCAATGGCACACCGACTGTCGTGTTTCGCGTGGGCTACACCCCTTGCGATACCGGCTCGACATTGGCAGCTGACAGCGTTGCGTTTGCACCAGCTGGCCAGACCAATGCACAAGCCGGCACCACGCTGGATTGCAGCTTCCACCCGATCAAGTTCGAGGAAGATGTGTATGTCACGGTGACCATCAACACAGCAGCAGCCACCTTCGCGGCGGGCCTGATCTCCATGATCGCAGTCGGATCGGCCATCGGTCCGAAGTAACCCGCGTCTCACGCAACCGAAAGGGCCGGCCTGTCATGGGCTGGCCCTTTTTCATTGGAGAACCCCATGAAAATCAAATATGTAGGCGTGAAGCTGGATGGCGAAACAGCTTTTGCGAGTGAATCAGGCATTGCCGTGTGGCTGCATGGTGACGCGCATGAGGTGAAGGGCGCCGTGGCCGCCAAAATGCTCAAGCACCCGGACGTGTTCGCTCTGGATGAAGCCATCAAGGCCGCTGAGCCGGTGCAAGTGGCCAAGGTAGCTGAGCCGGTCGTGATGGCCGAAACGGGAATCCCCGCAACGGGCCTGACCCCGCTCGAAAGCATGACCAAGGAGCAATTGCAGGAGTTGGCCAAAGCCAAAGACATCAAGGTGCACCACAACGCAGGGATTGAAACCCTGATCAAAGCCATCAAGGCCGCTGAATGAAAGCCTGGAGCCTGTTTTACCCCTATGTGATGCCCGAGGTGATCGGCGCACCTGAACCACTGGTAGACCAGGCTCTGAGGCTGGCCGCCCGTGACTTCTGCCAGCGTGGCACGGCATGGGTGGAGTTTCAAGACGAGTTGCGGCCACTTGAATCAAGCAACCGGTTTGAGTTTGATGTTCCATCTGGCGCTGAGCTGGTCAAGGTTCTGTCTGCAGTCGTCGGGACTACTGAGCTTGACGTGTTTTCCAATGGTGATCTGCCTGCGGACTGGACTAATGCGCGCTCCACCACACTGCGCAATAAGTTGGTTCATCTCGAAGGCGATGAGTTTCTGGTGTTTCCATTGCCCACTGAGCCTATTCGCCTGCGACTGGCATTCAAGCCCATGCTCTCTGCCACCACTGTAGGCGATGAGGTGCTCAACAAGTGGGGCGAGGACGTTGCAGCCGGCGCAAAGTCGCGCCTGATGGCTATGCGCGGCATGCCATTCACCGACCTGACCAGCTCAGCCATCAACAAAGCCCAGTTTGAATCAGCCATCCACCGATGCGCCAACCGGGGCTTTGCTCTGAGATCGCCGGGCACCCGCGTAACCAAGAAGGCACCTCTGTGACCACCACCGCCCAATCCATCATCAAGCAGGCCCACGAACTGCTGCAAGACCCTGACGGCATTCGCTGGAAGGCTACCGAGCTTGTTGCGCATTTGAATGACGGGCAGCGTGCCCTGCTGGATCTGCGTCCCGAGATGTTCGCTGTGACCGCTGCAACCGCCTTGGTGGCTGGCCCAAAGCAGACAACCCCCGCAGCCTGCGCCAACCTGATGGAGATTCCGCGCAACACCAACGGCGGCGCCATCTACCCGGTGGACCGCGCCATGCTCGATTCAGTGAGCCCCGACTGGTACACGATGACCAGCACGCTCAAGGTCAAACACACCATGGTGGATGCGCGTGAGCCTGACGTGTACTACGTCTACCCACCCGCTGCCGTGGGCGCCTCGGTGGACTTGGTGTATGCGGCCTGGCCTGCGGACGTAGCGACCCCCATCGGCGTGACGGCAGCCACGGTGACGGGCAACGTCAGTGTGGACGACTCGCTCAAGATTGCACTGCTGCACTTCGTTGTCGCCAGAGCGTACATGGTCGATGCCGAATTCGGCGGCAATGCCAACCTGGCCGCGACCCATCTTCAACTTTTTGCAGCCGCAGCCGGGGGCACGAAGCCACCCGTGGCCGACAAGGAATAACCCATGGTCATAGTCCCCATTACCTGCACAGCCTCAGACCAAAACGGAAACCCGGTCGCGGGAGCCCGTATCACGGCCAAGCTGAACCAAACCGAGATTTACCAGGGGGTGATCGTCCCTGAGTCGATCACGGTCATCGCCAATGCGTCAGGTATTGCGATCCTTAGCCTGTGGCCGAATGCTTTGGGCACCCAAGGCTCGATGTACCGGGTGACAGCCACCAACCCCGACACGGGCATCAAGTACCTCGATGTGACCGTGAGCGTGCCAAACAGTGCGTGCAACTTGCACGAAATAATTGTTGTAGAGCCCTACCCGGAGTTGAGTGATTCGGCTGCTGCACTTATCGCTGTTCAAGCCTTGGTGGCCGCAGCAGATGTCGATGCCGCTACAGCTACAGCCGCAGCCGCAGTCGCCCAAAGCTACTTGACCGCCTACCGCGCAACCTCATACGGGGCACTGGCATCTGATCCGACGCTTGATCCCAATGGCGGGGCGCCTACTGCTGGGGATGAGTATTTCAACACGACATCGAATCTGCTCAAGCGTTTCAACGGGGTGGCTTGGCAAGTGCCTGATATCAATACGACCAATCTCGCCGCACCCTCTGGCGCTTCG